AAGCCGGTCAGACCGGCTACGGACAAGCCGTAATCGCGGTCGGCGTTAAACTGGCTCAGTGCCGCCTGCGCCTGCTGGAGCGCCGCATTTTCCGATGCGGTATAGTAGCTGCTCTCGGCGGCTGCGGTCTGTTCATCGGCGGCATTCTGCGCTGCCGCACGCGCGGACAGACGCGCCTGCCCAAGCGAATTCAGGTCGCTGCGGTACCGGTTGTCCACCGCGATACGGCTGGTCTCCGCCATGCCGCTGGTGGCCGCCTGCCCGCGTGCACTCATGTTAAGTCCGAGCGCCGCCAGCTTTTCCTCATTGTTCACCGCGGACTGTCGGGCATTGATGTCGGTCTGACGCATACCGGCGGCGTAGTCGTTCTCGATGGATGCGAGATTGCTCTCCAGCTGCCTTGCAATGCGGCTGCGGGCGGTCTCAAATCGCTTGAAACGGGCATTTTCCGCCGCATCATACAGGCTGCTGACGCGGTTTGCACCGGTTGTTGTGCTTGAAACCGAGTACGGACGGTAGGTGCCGTTCCACGTCGAAACCGCGTCGTTGGATGCAACCTTGCCGCCGAGACCGAGTGAGTCAATCTTATTCTGGCGTTCGCTCAGCAGCTGCTGGCGTTTCGCTGAATCAGTCGTGCCGGCGATTGCCGCCGAGTAGTCAAAATTGTCGCGGTAGCCGTTGGAATTGAGCGTGCCGGAGGACTTGCTCGACGTCGATTTGCTTGCCGCCGTCTTAGACGAAGCGGACTTGGACGCGGTTGACTTTACCGTTGATGTTCGGCGCGCGGAAGTTGATTTGATGATTGCCAAAGGGAAATCCTCCTTTCTAAATTACGGTCTGACCCTGTGTCCAGCGGATGGTGAGCGCGAGCAGACCAAACGGCTCATCCGGCCGGTCGTTGCCGATGCGCACGGCAAACAGAGGACTGCGGTGCTGTTTCCATCGGGTACGGTACGTCACGGCGCCCGGAATGCACCGGAAGGAGAACCGTGAAAAGTCCAGTGTGCGGAAGGAAAACAGGTCCATATTGCGGGAAAGCGCAAGCTGGGCACCGTTTTCGTTCTCGTACTGCACGGTCGCGCCCGAGCGGGAATGCGGCATGAGCGTCGGAATCACGTCCCGCACGGTCTTGAAGCGGCTCCAGTCGGAGAGCGGCAGGGTAGGTGTGCGCCAGTACGCGGCAATCGCCGCCATGTCATCAAGATAGGCGTGCTCCTCCTCGCTTTTGGCAAAGCGGCACAGCCGGCCGTCTGCCGTGCCGAACCACAGCTGACCGTTCAGCACCGCCAGACACTGTGCAGGCACATTGACCCAGAAAAACCACGCCGGATCGCCGTTTTCCTCGGTCAGAGAGCCGTCCGCGACATAAATGTGTCCGTTCACTGCCAGATAATATTTGCCCTCGAATACCACCGCACAGGCACTTTGGAGGTCGGTCTCCTGCGATAATTTCGGCACAATGGCATCGGATACCGAGCGGATCGTACGCTGCTCGGCAACGGCGGTGCCGTACACGCCCTGCACACCGCGCGCCGAGAGATACAGCGGCAGGTCATTCAGCACGGCGAAGCAGCGGCTCGAAATCGCGCCTTCACCTTGCGCGCCCTGCTTGAGCGGATACAGCGCAGAACCGTCATCCGCCATCATGTAGGTGCGCAGATAGCTGGTCGCCTCTTGTGCGCCGCCGGACTTGACCACGACCTGACTTTCGTACTGTTTGAGATAGCCGACGATCGCAGATGCATCCGTACCCATGCGGGTGTAGCCGGTGTCCGGAAAGTAGGTCGGGTCGTACAGGCCGCTCTGCCAGTCACAGTCCGGCTCATCCGGGTTGCCGGAGAGGAACACGCGTGTGTCGTTTTTGCCGCCGTACAGCCCGGCGAAGCGGCATTTGTTGATCTTGTCCGCATATCCGCTGACGGTTTTGGCAAACGCGATGGACACATTTGCCAGACCGTTTCCGTTTGCCGGAGCAGCGGCCAGCGTTACCAGACCGGTCGAGCGGTTGACCGCCGAAACGGTAACCGCCGAGCCGTTGACCTCAGCTGTAACAGCTGTTTCGTCGAGGTCGGTCGCGTCCACCTTGAACTGGGTCGCTGTGCCGTCACCGATAAAGGTGTTGATGCGCTTAGGCGTCAAGAGATTTACCGCCTCGTAGCTGGTGCCACCGCCGGTCGGCGCCGCAGAGATGGTCGTGGTCGGCACATAGGCTGTGCCGGATACGGAAACGGCTTCCCAGGCCGTATTTTTGCTGCTTTTGCGCACCGCACGATAGGTTTTGCCGTCCATCAGGTAGAGTACACCCTTCATCGTGAACGACTGGGAAAACGCCTCGTTCATGTCCGCGCACAGCTCGGTCTGCGTGCCGTCCGGTGTCCGAAAATACAGCTTTGCACCCGCATGAACGGCACAGCCCACACCATCCGGCATGGCGAATAACCCATAAATCGGTGCGTCAAACTGCGCCTGTGTGCGCCATCCGGTGCGCTTTACCAGAAAATCGTTCTGGTCGCAGATCATGTTCTGCATATCCGGCGAGCGGGAGAGAGACACCTTGGTCGGATGCGTGCGGCAGTCGATGCCGCCGAACCGGCTGACCACAGTCTGCTGCTCGGTCTCCGGATAGGGGAATTCGTAGCTTCGCATTAAATCATCTCCTGCACGGCGGTAAACTGCGCGGGACAGTGACTCAGCAGGCGTTCGCTGTATTCGGTTGCCGCCCAGTTGAACTTGGCCTTGTCGTCATCCGCGACAAGCAGCGCCGCCAGTCCGTACGGAAAACATTCGCGCGCCAGCCAGTCGCCGGCGGGCAGCTCCTCGGTCAGCGCCGTCATGCGCGGCGGCACAAGCAGCACGTCTTTGCCGTCAGACGCACGTTCTGCGTTCATCTCGCGCAGGCTGTTCGCTAACAGCTGGTTGAGCGCACCGAGCGCAAACTGCTCGTAATACACACCGCTGTCCGGTGTTTCGGATAAAATATTCAGCGCTGCACGAAAGCATTCGGTTCCGGTCATAGGGTTACCTCCTTTGTGATGGGTTCATTGGATACAGTGAGGAGTTAGAAGGCAGGAGTGGGGAGCAAACGAAGAAAAACTCCTATCTCCTCACTCCTAACGCCTATCTGAATTTAGCCTTCCGCTACCTCGGACGGATACGCGCCGGACTGCACACAGTATGCGCGGATCTTGCAGCCGGTTTCAGGCGTCAGCACGGTGCCGGCAACATAATCCTTCGCGGAATCCGAGTAGCGCGGATCCGAGCCGTCCAGGGTGTAACGCACCTTGCCGAACGCAGTAATCTTGCCCTGGCTGATGGTCGGTGCGCTCGAGCGGCAGTCCTCATCGACCAGTGCATACACGCCGCCGCACTTGGCGCCGAGCACATATGCGTCGTAGTAGTGACGGCCCTCGATCAGCGCACCGGACACGCCGACCGGGTCCTCGTGCACCTTGGCATCCGCGATCTTGTACGGCATGAGCACGGCATCCTTGTGTGCAACGAGGAAGTACACGTCCTCCGGCAGATAGCTCTTGGGAACACGGACGACATTCATGCCGAATACCTCGCCGCACACGCCCTTGGCGATGGACTGACGCGCCAGCACGTCCACACCTGCAAACTCGTCCGAGGTGCACACCAGCTTGTACATTTCGCTCGTCAGATACAGATAGCGGTTGTCGTCCGGCACAAGTGCATCGTCGAGCGCCTGAGAAGCGTCCGCAATCTTGCTGATGATATTCGCCTTGGTCGGCTTTGCACTTTCCACAATGCTGCCCGCCATGGTGACGAAGCGCTTGAATGCGTACTTGTCCGCCGCCGGTGTGGACTTCTCGTTCAGCTGCAGGCGCAGCATGTCGGCGGCGTTCTTGACCAGATTCTGATCGAGGTTGTTGCCCTTGTCGATGGTCAGGGTAAACGCCTTGTCCTGCGTCATGGTCAGCTCCTGTACCACATCCTGCATTTCGGTCACATCGCCGTAGCGCTTCAGACCGCCGTCACGGTCGTAATCGACCTCTTCGACGGTGATCGGGGTGTAAACCTTGAGCGTTTTCACGCCGGTCAGGTCATACGTCTCCGCGGTCTTGCCCTTGATGAAGGACGCACGGGTGAATACCTCCGCAATCTGGTCGGAATACTTGCTTGCGAGATTGATAGCCATAAGAATTTACCTCCTATATAAATGTTAAATCGTGAAGTAATGAGAGTGTTACTTGCCGAGCAAAGCGAGGGTGACCGGATCTGCTCCTGTGGGTTCCCCGTCCGACTGCGCCGGACCGACCGCCGCACGGCGGTTCTTCTGGTTCATCTCGAGGGCGGCGAGTTCGTCTCTCAGCTCGGCAATCTCCCACTTGCGGTACGCGGATACGAGCGAGCCTTCCTGCTGCGCCCACTCCCATACCTGCTGCGGAATGTCCTCGGGACGGACATCGGGATATTCCTCGACGAATGCGGCGTAGATCTGGCCGTTCGGCATGGCGTTTGCCGCACGGTTGCGGCGGATGTAGGCGTTGCGCTTGGAAAGGCCCTGTGCGGCTGCGTCGATCAGCTCCTCGAGCGTCAGTTCGACGATATCGCCGTCCACCTCGACCGGATAGGTCTGCGCATTTTCCTGCGGCTGGATTTCCGCCGCCTGCTCCTGTGCGAACGGATTGCCCGTCATTTCCTGCTCAGGATTGGGATTCACTGTGGTTTTCTGCATTACTGTTTGCCTCCTTTTGCTGCTGTCGCTGTACGCGAAGTGCGTGCAGCAGGTCGTGTTTGCCGCGTACCTGATAATCCGGTACGTTTTCCAGATATACGAGCGGGTCAGAGATAACGCCGCTCTCCAGCAGATGATCGTTTGTCATCGTCTGCATGGTTTCGGACCAGTAGCTTGCTGCGCCGACATCCACCTGCAGGCGCATGTCCTGTCCGGCGAGTGCGGAGAAGTCGAACGTGCATTTTTCGGGTTCGCCGCCGTCCTCATTCGGCAGAACGAGCGTGCGCACGCCGTAGTGCGCGCCCATCAAGTCAAGGAACACGCGCGCCCAGTCTTCGGTGAAGCGGTAAAACTCCATTTTGGTCAGCTCGAGCGGCGCCGCCGTTGCGTTCTGCACCGCGATAATTGCCGAGGTGTTGTCCGGATTGACCGTGCCGAGTGCGGCTTCGCTTGCGCCCATGAGTTCCGCGGTATCGGTCATCATTTGCTTGAGCAGCTGCAGCACCTGTGCCGAGATATCCGGTGCGCGGAACGCCGCCGCGATGGCGTCGTTCGGGTTGCCGCGCATGCCGATCGCCTTGCCGACGTCGTTCGACCAGCCGTTCGGGAACCGCGTCATGTCGTACACGATCTTAGGGAACGCCACCTGCTTGATGCACTGGACGTACATCGAGTA